CTCCAGGAATAAAAGTACTACTAGCATTATCCCAGACCAAAGCCTGTCCGTCAGTAGGAGCATTGGTCGCAAGATCAACATCTGATAAGTCGCCAACACTTGAGAACTCTAATGTACTTAGACCAGCTGTAGATACCCAAGAGGTTCCGACATACGCATATAGTTGACCTGTTGTTACATTATCAAACCACAATGCACCTTCTTCTGGTGATGCAGGAGCGGTTCCAGATACAACGAGAGGTTCCGCAGCATCTTCGAATGTAAATCCACCAGCACCATCAGTGGTGAGGATCTGACCAATAGTACCATCTGTGATTCCAAGATCAGTCAATGATGCTGGAGCATCAGTGATACCATATCCTGCGAGCGTGGTTGGAGTCCCTGTTAGACTTGAATATGCACCATCAAATGCATCAGTGATACCATATCCGGAAATTGTCGTTGGGGTTGAAGTGAGGTCTGCGAAAGCGACAGATTGCAATGCACTATCCGCCAAAGCACCTTGTGCGGCAGTAGCGAAGTATCCAACATCCTCATATGCAGCAGTACCCAGATCAGCTGTGTTCGCTTTTAGTCCGATAGAATTAGTTACCGTCGTGGCGAAATTAGGATCGTCGCCCAATGCAGCGGCAAGTTCATTCAATGTGTCTAAAGTTGTTGGAGCAGTGTCGATTAAGTTAGAAATCGCTGTACCAACATATGTTTCTGTTGCGTATCCATTAAGATCAGCGGCTTGCAGTGCGGTATCTGCCAAAGCACCTTGTGCTGATGTTGCAGCATCAGTAATGCCGTAACCAGCCAATGTGGTTGGTGTTGATGTAAGGTCGGCGAAGGCAACTGATTGCAGTGCGGTATCTGCCAAAGCACCTTGTGCTGATGTTGCAGCATCGGTAATACCATATCCAGTCAATGTGGTTGGAGTACTCGTTAGATCAGCAAATGCGACAGACTGTAATGCAGTGTCTGCCAAAGCACCTTGAGCGGCGGTTGCATAGTTACTAGATGCAAGAGCGATTCTAGCATCCGCACGAGCATCCGTATAGTATAGATTAGTTGCGCCTTCAGACAAGTCATCTGTACTATTAGCTGCGAATGCAGTATTAAAATCAGATTGACTGAAAGACTCTCCTGGAATAAATTTAGAATTTACTGCATCCCAAACTAATGCTTGTCCTGCAGTTGGTGCTGTTGTTGTAATATCTACGTCAGATAGATCGCCGACACTTGAGAAGTTCAATGTGGTTAGACCGGCGGTTGACAACCATGAAGTGCCTACGTATGCGTAGAGTTGACCAGTGGTGACATTATCAAACCACAATGCGCCTTCTTCTGGAGATGATGGTGCAGTACCTGAAACTACTAAAGGTTCAGCCGCATCTTCGAATGTGAAACCACCAGCACCATCAGTCGTTAGAATTTGTCCGATTGTTCCATCTACGATACCAAGATCTGTTAGAACGGCAGGAGCATCAGTAATGCCGTAACCAGCCAATGTGGTTGGAGTCGTTGTAAGATCGGCGAAAGCGACAGATTGCAATGCTGTATCTGCTAATGCACCTTGAGCAGCCGTGGCGAAATACTCGACGTTTTCAGCAGCTGCGGTTCCAAGGTCAGCAGTGTTCGCCTTTAGTCCGATAGCATTAGTTACTGTCGTAGCGAAGTTAGGATCGTCTCCCAATGCAGCAGCAAGTTCGTTTAGAGTGTCTAATGTAGTAGGAGCAGTATCTACAATTGATGCTACAATGTTTGCAGCAGTATCATATCCATTGTTGGTTAGATAATCACCAACTCTTGTGTCTGTATAATAAAGGTTTGTGGAACCTTCAGATAGATCATCTGTGTCCTTTGCACTGAATGCCGTATCAAAGTCAGACTGGCTAAATGGGGCACTTGGTGTCCAACTTGAACCATTCCATACCAATGCATCACCTGAAGAAGGCGTCGCTGTGGTTGTATCTACATCAGATAGATCATCAATAGATGCCAATCCAATTCGTGCATCTGCACGAGCATCAGTATAGTATAGATTAGTACCTTCTGTTAGATCACCAGTATCGAATGAAGTCAAGTCACCAGTAGCATCAAAACTAGTTCCTGCTGATGTGGTGATTGTATATGTGTTAGTTGACGGAGTATATGAGAACCCACTAACTCCAGCGACGTTTGTCGTAGATGCTGATGTGATCCGACCCTGAGCGTCAACTGTGATGACAGGAACCGTACTAGCAGAACCATATTCCCCAGCAGTAACGCCAGATAAAGGCATAGAAACTACACCATTAGAATATGATAATGTTGCATCTGTTGAGATAGCTGCCTGCGCTCTTACATCAGTATAATATAGGTTAGTGCCTTCTGTAAGATCAGAAGTTGTTTTCGTCGCCAACCACGTATCAGCAGTAGATGTGAAATCTGCAGTCGCAAGTTTTGTTCCAATTGACGTAGTAATCGTTGTCGCAAAATTAGGATCGTCGCCCAATGCAGCGGCAAGTTCATTCAACGTATCTAATGTCTCTGGAGCAGTATCGATTAAGTTAGATACAGCGGTACTAATAGAAGTTGTTACAAACGTCTCAGTTGCGTAACTATTAGCAGTTAGATATGTTCCGACCCTTGCATCCGTATAGTATAAGTTAGATCCTTCTGCAAGATCTGTTGTATATTTTGCAGCAAACGCATTATCAAAGTCGGTCTGACTGAAAAGGTCTCCAGGAACAAAATTAGTTCCATCCCAAATAATAGTCTGTCCAATCTGTTGACCGTTGGTTTCCAAGTCGACATTGGTGATCTGCTCTAATGGAATGTTATTAGTAGCAGTTGTGATCGCCGAGTTAGTTTCAGCGATCGTATATGTGTTGATTAGTGCAGCTTCTAGTTCGGTGAAGATAACGACTTCTTCACCGCCAGACAGTGGTGTATTAAGAACTACTTCATCGACATTTACACTATACTGATGAACCTCTAATAGAGCACCATTAATATAGATCAGTACTTGCGCAGCTGAAGGAGTAACTAATACATTACTATATCCATCCGACCCAGTGAATGTATCTTGTCCGGCAGATGCCGTAAAGGTATAAGTCTGGCGTCGAACTTGTAATAGAGTTGACGATGGGGTATTACCGATATATTGTGCCATATTATGACTGCTCCATTACGCTAACGATTGTGTCTACTGAATTTGGTAAGTCTGAATATACTAGGATAGCATCTCCAGTCTCCAATGTTATTTTATTTCCTGCCATGATTTCGATCGAACCACCAGTCGCCACCGGCGCACCTTTAACCAAGAAAACCTGATCACCGTCTGCGTTATCAATCTTGATATTAATAAACACGATCGATGACGACGTATTACTTATAGTCAATCCGACGACAACTGCGGTAGTAGCAGATGGTGTCAGATAGACCTGCATCGGTTGATTAGCTGGGGTAGTGGCCCCATTAAATGTTTTAAGTTTAAAAGCGTTTGCCATTTTTAGTTCATCCTAAAGCTATACTGAGTGCAATGATGTCGTCTAGGGTTGCACCATTAAGTTCTGTTACTGATAGTCCAGTTACATTTAACGATCCATTAACTGTTAAATCATTGACGACTAGGTTTGAGGACGTAGAATTTCCTCCGGCGAGGACGGATTCTAGTGTTACTGTGAAGGGGTTTTGTGCAGTACCATCGCCGAGAATCGTATTCGGGTCAACTACTACTGCTTGAGCTGATGTGATTGCAGAATCTAAGTCTGCAAGAACTTCGGAAAGAACTGTACCTGATGAGTTAATATAACCATTAGTGTCGACTTCAAGATTATCTTCGGTCACTTGACCGATCGTCATCAATTCATCATCTACGCCTTGGTTACGCTTTAAATATATGACACCATCGTAGGTGTTTAAAGCCAATTCTCCATATTGGAGTTGACCGACAAGAGGAGACTTCCCAGCTACGGAAGACTTCTTGTGTATAATATTCGTTGTCATCAGGTAAAGACCTTTTAATAGAACTCCCCTAAAGAGGGGAGGTTTTTAACAATTTACATAATATATAGGGATTTTTGCAAGTACTATATTTTAGAAAGTACCTCCATCAATTACGATGATACTTACTTCGCCGCCAGCACTGACTGCAAAGTTTGAAGAACTAAATGATGCCACACCCCTAACAGTAGTTGATGCAGTAGGAACTGAAGCATTAATTACATTATTTGCATCATCGTATGAAATACTGATGTTGCTATATGTACCGACCAACATTGCGCCGACAGCATCTTGAGCACCTTCGACGAATAGTGAATCTGTTACATCTAGTTCAATTGTAACAGCAGCAGTTTCTGTACCAGAGTTACTTACGACCAATCCACCGTTTTCGGATGCGATCGTAGCAACATAATTTCCAGTAGTATCTGTTCCTAGAGCGACTGAATTCTCTTGAATCGTAGTAGTAATTGTGATATCACCACTACCATCGAATGTAACATTACCGTCAAAGTTGCCGACAATGTCTCCAGTCAGTTTGATAGCACGAGCGATTTCAAGTTTAGTAGCTACATCTGCAGTACCAGTAAGAGCACCGACGACGTTGGCATTAAGAGATGCAATCTGGAACGACGCATGAGTAGGATCGATAACGTTACCGTTCTCATCTACTTCTTCAGTATATCCATCAAATAGATACCATACACCGTCTGCCTTATGGCGAACCAAACCAGAGTGTCCGTATACTCCACCATCAACTATGTTTGCAACGAAACCGACGTCGGTAGATGATTCTGTTCCGGCAACCGAACTAGCCAAGTAGATAATCGGATCTTCGACAACCAACTCTGAGACGTTAATCTGAGTAGATGTTCCTGAGACAGTGAGGTCTCCGGTGATCGTAAGACTTCCGGTGACATTGGTATCACTAGTAATCTCAACAATACCGACTCCATCTGGAGACAACTGAATATTCTGATCAGTCGTGGTCGACGAAATAATATGACCGTTGATGTTAATGTCATCAACCTGCAACTCAGTTAGAGTAGCCTTACTAGCAGCGAAGTCTCCACTAGCATCGCGAGCAACTAGTGTGCTAACTGTGTTGACCGCAGTTCCGTCAGAAGTGACTGTATATGCAGTTCCAGTATTAGAAACTGATATATGGTTTGTACCACCTAGAGTTACGACACCAGTATTCTCAATTCGAATCGCATCGCTACCAGAGTCGACATCAATGTCGATACCATTTCCAGAAACGTATGTAAGGGTTGCTGCGTTACTAGTCGCAACGGTAGATCCTGTATCCGCCCATGAGAATCCACTATCGGTATCTGTTACAGATATTGTTCCAAAAGAGTTAGCGTTGATAGCTAAACTACTGATAGCAGTAATTCTACCTTGTAGATCAACAGTTAATTGAGGAATCTGTGTAGCACTACCGTATTGTTGTGCGGTTAGGCCAGCGATGTCCGAAAGGGTAATGGTTAATGTGTCGTTAGAATCTACGAATGCGGTTTCGATTCCAGTTCCACCGACAATATTTAATGCCGTGCCGGTGGTAACACTACCACTTCCAGTATCACCAGCGATAGATACGTTCGTAGATACGAAAGATGTTGATGCTGAAGTAATACGACCGTTAGCATCGACTGTAAATGTAGGAACTAGTGAAGCAGAACCATATGTTCCAGGAGATACGTCAGTATTTCTCAACGATACCGCTATATTATCTTCAGTGATAGTTACTGCAACATCTTCGTCGCCACTGAATACTAGAACATCTGATAGTAGATCTACGGTTGAAGAACCACTATCTCCAGAACCTGAACCACTATCAATTGATAACGTAGTTGCTACAGAAGCTGTACTAGCGGCAGTAATTCTACCTTGTGCATCAACGGTGATTACTGGGATTTCTGTCGTAGAACCGTATGTATCAGCAGTTACATCAGTATTGTCTAGAGCGACTGTAATTGTATCTGATGAAGTGGTTGTTGATAGTCCAACACCACCTAAGATTTTTAGAGTATCTGTTAGTAGATCTACTGGAGTTGCACTTGCATCTACAACGTCATCACCACGAACATTCAACGTAGTCGCTACAGTGACCTCAGACGCATTAGTGACACGACCTTTAGCATCTAACGTAAATACTGGAATTGAACTAGCACTACCATATGTATCAGCAGTGACTCCAGAATTCGATAATGTTAATGTTCCGCCATTTGAGATCGTCGCATCGCCAGTGATAGACTTATTCGCCCATTGACCAGTCGAGTTATTATATACTAGGATTTGAGCGTTAGAGAGAGTACCTAGAGTAACGTCATCAAGGTCTGTTAAAGACGTAGAACCTAGCTGAGCATCAACGTAACTTTTTACTGCTGATGCTGTCGGTAATTGTACGTTAGATACTGTTCCATTAAGGTCGGTAACAATACTAGTGATACGAATACCAGCACCGCCGGAGGTGCCGATAGTAAGTGCTTCTGTTAATAATTCGTCAACATAACCTTCGGTATCAGTTAATAGTGCTGATACTGTATTATCTACAAGTGCTTGGTTAGTACCGCCGGTATGATCTAGTAGAGCGGTGAAGTATTCACCACCGATCTGCTTAGCTTCGATGACGTCAGAACCATTGTTTTTACCGATCCATAGTCTGCCAGATAGGTATGAATACGCCGGTTCGGCATGAGCTAATGAGTCATCTGCTGGTTGTGAGTTGACTTCACTATATTTTAATTTAATTACGGTTCCACTCATTTAGAATGCTCCTCCGGTTAATTTTAGATTCGGGCTTGAGATTTCAGATAATACAACAAAACCGCCTGTCTCAGCATCATATGTCATTAAAGCTCCAGTTACTTTATTAGCTTCTGGGATATAGACGTCAGATAAGTCTGCCATCGCAATTCCACCACTAATACCAATACTTGTCGCTTGAATATTTCTCGGTACGAAAGTTCTGCTTTGAATTGCAGGATTCGTGATGATTTTAGCGATAATTCTATCTGCCATGATGCATCTACTCTTTCTTATTTATTCTGATTAAGAAGGTCTTGTTACTCGTGGAGCGACATCTATCTGTCCCTCTACCACTCTATACACAACTGTGTCTGGAGAAATTACTTCAACGTCATATACATATCTTCCAGGCTTTAATTGAGAAGTCTGTTCAGCGCTTAGTTCAATTTGACAGATACCCAATAGGGGTTCTGTTATATTCGCTTCAAACTGAACAAATCTAGAAGAAGTATACGTTTTTCTCATCTGAGCACGAATAGTATATCCTTCTAGCCCATAAGCTGCTCCAGTTCCGCCTTCTAAGTTAATAGTAGACATGAAGTCAGTGCCCTGATCTACAAATAAGTTAGCATAAACCGCCATTTAAGAAACACTCCAGTTTAATATAGTTCCATTATTATTTATACAAATTGGAAACCATAGTAACCACCATTGCATATATAATATCGTATTGACATATTTATAAAAAAATTCTATGTATATAGATCTAGAACACTTACATTATTGGATAAATGCGATAAGAATTAGTGACGACCCGAAACGTGTGATGGACTCATTTTGGCGTGGTCAAATGAAAAGTAAAGAATGGTTGATAGAAAAACTCACTCCACTAGCGACCGATTCTCAAGTGAGTATTGATATATTCGGAGGATGGAATGGTGTACTAGCAAGCATGTTGTTTCAAAGTTCGATGGATGTGAATACTATATGCAGTATTGATATCGATCCTAATTGCGAATCTGTTGCGAAGGAAGTCAATCGTGTCGAGGTCCTAGAAGGTAGGTTTAAAGCTATCACTGCTGACATGTGTGTAATGCCGAGTTTAGCAGACATTGTGATCAATACATCATGCGAACACATAACTCAGGATCAGTATCAACAATGGTTGAGTAAGATCGCTGGAGATAGCATGATAGTCCTGCAAAGTAACAACTATCAGATAGAAGAGCATATCCACATCGCCAATTCACTTGAAGAATTCAAGGAACAATGTGGAATTGATGTGGTGTGGTCTGGGGAACTAGAACTCCCACTATATAATCGATATATGATTATCGGATATAAGTGTTAACTCCACTCTATATAAACGTCATATCTGGATAGAACTTTAAGTATATTAAAGTATAAATCCTCTTGGATGAATCTTTTAAAAGAGTCTTCTTCATCCCATTCTAATATGATTTGATTGTCTTTAGGCATAATCCGCTTGATATGTTTAGGTAGATATATCTTCATCAGTTCAGTGAACATACATTGTTCTTGCCAAGGTACTTCTTTTCCGATATTAGCTATCTTAGAAATATCGTAGTTTATCTTGAATATGCTTTTATACATACTCACACACCACCAAGTGAACACGCTGAAAATTATTACTACTATTAAAAGCTGTATGTAATCGGCGTCCATCTAATTTGTATATATAACCGTCTGCAGGAATATGCTTTCCCATACCAGATTCGAAATCATAAATTACGCAACTAGGATCTGTAAACAATGCTACGTGCCACCTAGCTTCAAGGTCTCGGTGTTTGGTTAACAACTTTTCATGATCCATAATCATGATTCTTGCACGACCTATCTTTCCAGGAAATAGTCTGAGAGTTTCTTCCCAGATAGTATCTTTGAATATGGTGTTCATATAATTGAACTCTGTGTATATTAATCTCTGACCATTATTCTTAACATACTCATCAATACCATCATGATTGTTTATTGAGATTCTATTCTTATGCTTAGGCCAAGAATCTATATTTTTAATATAGTCCTCTTGAAGTTTCTTCAGGTCAACTTGGATATTTGTTTTCGTTACTAGCATACACATATATAGGTAATAACTTCAACTCAATTATTAATATGACACATTGGATTAACCCCGAAGGCACCGGATTAGGTGATGCTCAGAGAAAGATCTCAGAAGTATCTAAGACAGATACCTTCTGCGTGCTACCGTGGATACACTTTGCGACACGTCCTAACGGAGACATGCGACTATGTTGTTCTGCAAACGCCAGCGGGGCTGGTAAAGATCATGGAATCGGTTTGGTGAAAAATGAGAATGGAGTACCAGCTAACTTCGGCAAAGAAACTCCTATGAGCGCTTGGAATAATTCTTATATGAAATCTGTGCGCACTACTATGCTAGAAGGTAAAATTCCTGCAAGTTGTACGAAGTGTTTTGATGAAGAAAGTCACGGTGTAAGTAGTAAGAGAGTTTGGGAAACGTATTCTTGGTCTGATGAGATAGATATACCAGAGTTGATATCTAATACTCAAGAAGATGGAACTGTTCCCGAGAAGTTGACTTATCTTGATTTGCGACTAGGACACACATGTAATATTAAATGTATTATGTGCAGTCCTCACGATAGTTCACGGTGGGTTCAAGACTATAAAAAAGTTATTCCTATATTCAAACACGGAGCACTGAAAAAATCATTATCGTGGGACGAAAGGTCATTTAACAACTCCTGGCATGAAAATCCAGAATTCTGGGAAGAGATGTATAAACAAATCCCCAATCTAAGGGAAGTATACTTTGCTGGGGGAGAGCCGTTGATGATCAAGGAACATAGAAAGTTTCTTGAAGAAATTATACGTCAGGGGTATGCAGACAAGATTCTAATTAGATACAATACCAACGGACTGTTGATCAAAGAAGATATGATCGAACTCTGGTCTAAATTCAAGATAGTTAAAGTTGGATTTAGTCTGGATGCAGTTGGAGAACGAAATCACTACATCAGATTCCCTAGTGACTGGGACACTATAACCAAAAACCTTCATATGCTAGATAATACTCCAGACAATATTGAAGTGAGTATTGCTACTGCGATACAGATATTGAATATCAAACATCTAACAGAATTTGCAAAGTGGAAAATTCAACAGAACTTTAGAAAGATCAACCTATCAACACGTAGATATGGAATACCTCCAGGCGGCGGTATAGTCAATATGCACCTTCTGTATATTCCGACTTACCTTAGCATCAGGTGCTTACCAGAGTTCGATAAACAAGAGGTGCGTGAACTATTCGCCGAGTTTAAAGAATGGTTATTTGAGAACTATCGGCAAGATGACAGTTTCTGGAATATCGATCACTATGGATGGAAACGCTGGCAGGGAGTATTAGATTTTATGGATAGTAAAGATGATAGTCACTTACTACCAGCGTTCCGAGAGTATATATCAACGATGGATTCTATTAGAAACACTAAATTCAAAGAAGTGTTTCCGGAGTTAGATCATCTAGCCTAGATTCCACTTACAGGTACTTCTTGTCCAAACTCTGGAAATTTAATAACTCTATTATCTGACTCAGATTGTTTATGTAGTATGAGGTAAAAGAAGCATATAGGAATGGTCCCTTCCTTAACAACTTCTCCAGAGTCTTCGATTATATAATCGAAAGGTCTTATGTAATTGATTGCCATGATTCCTCCGCAGTAGTTATGTATGAAGACAGATCCATATTTAATACACTAGATAATGAATTTAAATCTCTCCGGAATTCTTTTAAATTTTTATTAATTAGGTCATCATACCCCATTTCAAATGTTTTCAGATTCATCCAGAATGGTCCGATCGAATCTGTGTTAAGATGCACTAAAGTAAGGCCGACGATAGGAAAATTATTTTCTAGGCCCAAGTCGATGAAAAGATCGATAGTATCTCGAGTCAATGCAATATATTTTATAAGCAATTCATGAACATTGTCACGAGTTATATTCATGAGGAAAGGATATCCTAGTTCTTTGTTCGGGCGCCTATAAACAGTATATTCCCATACAGTTTTCTTCTCATCTGAATACCATGCATGTTCGATCGGGTTATCGAATCGAACATCGTCGTGGAAAAAATTTGCTAATTTTGATAGTACCGCATAATCATTTACATTAAATCTAGTATGTAATCTATGAACACATCCAGTACGATTGTCTAAGTAAAAAGATCCATGTTCACGAATTAGATATACTCCACCTCCATCTTCAGACCACTCCCAAATATAATCATTAAAAAGTTTTGATCCGCCATGGAAATTTAACGCATTGTCATACGTCCATGATTTAGTCTTCTCTAGTAATATTTCTTTCATTTTCTAACACCTAAGTATTTTGTTATCGGAATATCCGCAGCACATGTACAGGATTCTCTAGAACATGTTATACGATTCGTTGGTCGAATAAACGTATTTTTATAAATGTTCCCGAGAGATCCGCCGACCCGGCATGTTGCACGATGTACTTCACCATCCCAATTGATCATCAAACTTTCTATACCAATATTGCACTGCCACCCCTTATATTTATTCAAATGTAGCTTAATAATATCATTTGCATGATAAAGCTTTTCATCATCTATGACCACATTAGGTTTAACAGTAGCTTCTTTAGATAATACCCACTCCAAGTCTTGTCCGGCATATTTAGAATCGTTGAAAGAGTCTCTATCGTTTATAACATCGTTCCATCTGACACGCCTAACTACATATGGTACAGTCGCTTCTTCAAACCGAGCTGACGCATATCGCACCCTATCCATATAGTCTTGATGTGCCATAACATGTACTAGCATATCATTATCCCATACAGACTTTAATTTTATTATCTTATCTACTATCTTAGACCAATCTTCAAACTCAAAGTGAAGACTAAAGACATATTGCGATACCGGCTGGTCTTTATACCAATCAACTGTTCTAGTTCCATTAGTTGTTATATTGACCCTAGACACTCTGGATAGATACATATGCTCCAACAGTTCTTCTATCCGAGGATGTATGGTCGGTTCTCCGCCGGTCATGCTTATACGCAAAGGTTTTCCTATATCAATAAGCGAGTCTACAGTACCCTTGAGAACATTGATATCTGTATGTGGACTGAAGTTATCGTGAATGAATGATGGACAATATGAGCAGTCCATATTACAACGCTTGCCGACGTTCCACTCAACTTTCAGAGAGTCTTGGTGGTCCCATCTACTATTTACTTTATGCATGAGAATATATATACCCATATGAAATATATAGAATTTATTGGAGATGTTGATAACCTAGTAATAGACTGGACGGTATCCAGTATATGCAATTACGATTGTAGTTATTGTTCACCAGCATCTAAGAATGGAAAGTATTCTTGGCCAGATATAGAATCGGTCAGAGTTACCATAAACCAATTGGTGAGCGCCAATCCAGGCAAGAGGATTACGTATGCTCTATCTGGCGGGGAACTCACCCTATGGAAACAGTTTCCTGAATTTGTGTTTATGTTAAGAGAAGAAACTCCTGGATGTGTAGTCAAGTTATTGACCAACGGTATTATGCCAGAATCATATTGGGAAAAGAATGGTAAGCTGTTTGACAGAATTCAATTCAGTTACCACATGCTACCGTTCCATGCAAATCTTGATCGGTTCATCGCATCGGTAAATTCAAGTTCAAGTCTAGTCAACTTTGTGTTTGTATTAGCTCCTCCGAATACATTTCGAGAGTCTATGTACGCATACGAACAAATAGCAGATAACTGCGATGATGCAACTCTTATCATCGCAAAACCAATTGATGATAGAGCATCTAGTTCTATAGGATTAGTCCATTATACTCAGGAGCAACTTGACTGGATAAACTCTTCCATGATATCAAAAAACCTCGACAAGATTGACTTAGACACATACAGTAAATTTCTCGGTATTCAACAGGATGGTACAGAAGATCATTACTTAGAACCAATGAAATTAATTGTATCCGGAGAAACTCACTGGAAGGGTTGGTCCTGCTCTATTGGGGTAGAGAAGCAGACTTTCAAAGTAGATGGTTCTATTGTCAGGGGAAGTTCGTGTAAAGCTGGTTCAGTGTTGGGTAACTGGCGTATAGGAGAATTCTATCAGCAGAATATGCTCCCTATCATATGCCCATACGAAGGGTGTTTCTGCGCATCCGACATCACTGTCAGTAGAAAACTAATTCCGATTAAGAGTATTCCTTAAACTCAGGAACTACTTCTAATATAGATTTACTGTTTCTGCTGCTATCAAGTCTATAATTAAATTCTAGATAATCTTTCCACAGATCACTCTGATCGCGGCCATTTAGATAATTAATATTATCCTTAATCTGTTGTAGCAATACTTCTCTAGCCATAGGAAGTCGTTCAATTCCATCTATCATATCAATGTTATCTCGCAATTCCATCAGGCGTTCTATAGCAATTATCTTCAGAGGTCTCGGCAATACCTGAGCAGACAATACCCTTGGATAACTTACTCGGTGAGTATAAAAGTATATTTCAAGTTCTTCAATAAAGTATCTTGCGCAATCTGCAAGTTGAAGTGCGTTTCCAGCTTGAGTAGTTAGCGCACCGACAATACGACTGACATTCGGTATACTCTTCATTTCTTTGATATTCTGTCTTATTACACTGAAGTCTCCGTTACTTCTAATATGATTATACACATCATGGATACCATCTATACTCACATTAACTACAATGGATTTGAAACTTGGCCAGTATTCATGGATCGTTCTACCCTTACTGATACCAAGCGTAGTACCATTGGTAGCATACTTCAGATCAATTTGTTTACCGTATGGTTTGAGCATATCCAGCACTTTGTAGTGATGAGGATCCATGAGTGGTTCTCCACCGGCAAACTCAATTCTACGCAGATGTGGTATGATACGCTCAAAACTATCCCACCATTTTTCCTTATCTTCAAATGGTCCGATGTACTGTCCAGGTTTTTTAACCAGTTTTTGAATAGTGGGAATCAGGAAGTTATTTTCCCTTACATAGTATTCAGAAACCTGATCCCAGTCTTGCCAGCTGGTACTGTCCAATGGGTTACACATCCTACACTTTAAATTGCACAGATTGTTTAGTTTCAACTCTATGACCGACATAGATTCTGTCATAGAATAATCTTCTACATCAAGGTGATCAAGTGCATTTGGGAATAATGCGGTACGACTATCAGGATATTCTGTTTTAATATGTCTCTGACGTAAACTCTCTACACCCTGATCTTCTAACATGAAACATGATGCACATTCGGATGGTCGTTCGTTGTTCATAACCTTACGACGCAATTCTTTCATAGAGTCACAGTTCCACGCATCTTCAATGCTGGTTTCTTGAATCCACGCTATAGGATGACTTCTACAACAAACTTTGATAGCACCATCTTCTCTAGTTGCTAGTCCTGTAAATGGATGCATACAAAAGGTCTTACTCATATAAATTGTTCTCCGAATTTATCAAATGTACCGCACTGCCTAGAACATTCATGTAGAGGATCGTTAAACCAAGTATCACTTATCATCTCAAAGTATCCAGAGTCAAATATATTTTCCAGAGTATATTCTTCAAGGTTTGGGAATATCCCAACCTTATTCATATAGTCATATCGAGAAGGATTATTATGAGGCCTATCTTTAACGTCTGTCCAACAACAAGGAGTCACATTACCTGATGTAGAAACGTATATCTGTTTCCACTTGGATGCTTTACAACTTATGTCTCCACGGGATTTAACGAACTTCACCTTCTGTAATATTTCTACGCTCCTATCAGATGCTTCAAGGTAATGTGTCACCTTACCACTATCATCTAATACAGGAAAAGAGTCTCCCTGAAATCGTGTGGTATGTTTAACTTGAAAGTTTTTGAACCCAAGTTGTCTTGACAGAATACGACAATCTTCAACCTGATGTTCATTATGTTTAAATACCAACATATTCCATTCAGCATGTCCACCAGAATTAATAAACTCCTGTGCGTTTTCTATTATCTTATCAAAATCTGTATCTATCCTGTATAGGGAATGCGTGTCTGCAAGACCATCTATACCAAATACAACTCTAGTATCTGTCGATGCAAGGTGTTTCCACCACTCTTTAGATCTTGCACTTCCATTGGTATGCATACTCAACTGTATTGAAGGATTCTGCTCTCGAATATATTGCAGAATCTGAAGTGAGTCTCTAGCAATTATTGGGTCTCCATAGTTCCCACACATAAAGAAACTGTTTAATTGTTTTATGAACTGGTGAGGAAACCATTTCTTAAACGTATCCAGAGAAACTTCATTCAATTCGATGAATGGATTTAACATACCCCCATTAATCCTACGTATACACATTGGGCAACGTGCTTGACATTTACTCGTCACCTCAAAATGAACATCAAGAATATCATTATAACTATACATTTCGAACCTTTGGCAATTTACTATCTGCACTACTAAGACAACTATTTGTAGTGCATATGACAGGAGACTTGAATATTTTAAATCCACCAGAAAGAGTTCCTAATATAGGATCGGAGCAACTATAACTCCTCTTCACTTCATCACTTCGTATCACGATCCCTTGATACCCACTATTACACATCCACCCCTTAAATTTATTAAACCCGAAAGAGTTGAATCGTTCAGCTTGATCCAAGAACCATACCTTCTTTTCGTTGTCTATCAACCTGATTTGCAACAAGTCTTCATCTTCCAAGAACTGGTGCATATTATTTCTTAATATCTGCAATTGATCTGAAGTATATCCGGCGACTACATGACTTGCAGTGGGGTCACTTTGAGGTTTCAATGTTACGTTGATACCCTTGTTAGCAAATCTAAGACATCTGAAGTATATCTCATCAAACAATTCTGGAACCATAACCTGATTGATCGTGACGAACACTCCATTGTCCATCAGATATAATATCTTTTCAGCAAACTCATTCTCGTCAGCAAACTCGTGATGAAAACTTGCAGTTATAGTCCTGCGTCTACACTCGGAACTCGTTTGAAGATATCTATCCCACCAAGACTTGCCTGGACTAAGATTAGTTGTCATATGAATACTGTCTGACCCGACACGTTCTATAAGTGACAATAGGTATTTGTATGCAGTAGGTTCTCCACCACTGAAAGACCAGTGGAAGTTAGTGAATCCATTATCGTTTGCTTGAAGTTTAATTTGTTCTATGGAGTTTAGATAAACACTTAACTCTTGGTGGTCAGGCGTTTTACTGTTTGCATATGGCCAACAGTAACTGCAACTGTAGTTACAGAATCGCCCAAGTATCCAACTGATACTGAATAAGTTTTTGTCAAGCATCGTTTCCTGTCCGAACTTAACTATTTTATCAAAGGGTATATCATCAAAACGTATTGTCATAGTTCTATATATAAACCATATGAAGCTTGAAATATTTACATTTAAATGGGGAACTAAGTACGGTCCGGAGTATGTGAACCGATTATACGGATCACTGCTTAGGCACATTAATGTACCATTTAACTTCACATGCATCACTGATGACGCAACGGGACTCCGTAAAGAGATCAAGACGCTCGATTATAAAACGTTTGACCCTTTCCCGTACCCCAAAGATCGAATCTTCACCAGAGAGAAACTGGTACTCCTCAATCACTCTATGGCAGACCATAACATGTGGATTGACTTAGATGTATTAATACATGGAGATATCACAGAGTACGTTACTCGTGATCTGGAAAAACCAACTTTCATTTTTAATCATTGGAACAGTATAGATGAAACTATGCGTAGGTTTGGTTGGGGTGCTGTGTGTCATATTAATAGTTCATTTGTATGTTGGACACAAGACCGAGGAAAGTGGTTGTATGACTATACCGTGAAAGAGATCGATAAGATTGCATTTACGTATAACTCATTAGATAAGTATTTGTTCTATAGGCATTGGACTAAGGATAATCTTGGATTATGGGAAGATGGCATTGTTTATAATTATAATTACAATAATCCAAAGAATGAAATGAAGAGCGACTATAAGATAGCGCTTTTTAATACATCACATATACAAATGACTGGTCGACCAAAAGATGCATTAGAACTTCATGAAGCAGAAGGATGGGCTAAAGAAATGTGGGAGTCTTACGATGAGAGTTGATAACCAGTTAGCATATGATTGGTTAATGGAATCA